CGGAAACCAGACCTTTCAGCACTCCTTCTTGACCCGCACTCGATACCGATAGACCGCCCAAAAGACCAACGACGCTTGATTAAAGACGCTATTGCTTCGAACCTCCCGTCGATCACAAAGAACATATGGTTGAAGGAGATTCTTGATAAGTCGATAGATTCGGTTGGAGAGTCACTCCGTGACATACTTGCACTATCTGAGCCTTTGTATCCGGACATTATCAGCGACTTGCACAAAGCGTCACTTGCAGGACTCAGCGACTCCGTCAAAGCCCGCTTTAACATGACACGTACAATCGCTCAAGTTCTCGGCGGTCAGAACTTCGTACGCGAGATTCACCAATCTAACGTTGATCTCTTCCGGTTCGTGACTGGTAGACAGCGTGTCGCGGAGCAAAGACTTAACGCAGCCCCAATCCACGATAGTGCTTACGACATTTGCCACCGTCTCAGACAAAAATGGGGACCGTCTGTTTCAAACGCAATGATTGGAACGTACTGCCCGTTGGATCAACCTTTAAAACACGGCGTCACGGGTCATGTCGGCATTAAATGCGCGACACGGACACACGCGCCAACACTCACCTCGACGATTGGGGACTACCCGCCAAATTTCGGAACGCAAACTCGACAAAAGGTCTCAACACACGGTTATAAGATAGTCATGAGTCAAGACACAGTGAAAGATCTTAAGTCGTTAGTCCTAGTTGCGTCCGAGTTAAATGCTGGCGCGCGACTTCGCCAACTTATTTCGTCGATTGCCGAGTCACGTTCTAAATGGGACCTGCAATCACTGGAGACTATCTTCCCAACAGCGTACGGCGGAACAGCAGCACATCGACATGCGCGCATACAAAGACGCGTATTCTCGACTCTTGGGTCGAACACCGTCCCAACCCACCTCAATTTCTCATCCGACAAGTCCGGTTTACTTGCAGGTGGTACTTACGACTACCCAGTAGTCTTCCAGGAGTACTACCTCATATTGACTCAGTTCGCGCAGCAGTTTTCGCACGTGAGCGATTCTCTTTTAGCTTTCACAATATGCATTGGAGACCAACCTCTCGACCCGATTCCAGACAGGAACGTAGAGATTCCGGAGGGTTCTCCTCCTGTCAAATGGCCTGTGGTGGAGACAACAAACAAACTCGCGTTTGCAGACACGTTACAATTCTCGCACGTCCCCTCGAAGCCGACATCAGCGATCGTGCCGATTGCGAAACTCCCTATACCCCAATCTTCTATCCTTTTCACAACATTTATTGACGCATCGCGGTACCGGACAGAATCTATAACTAGACTCGCGTCCACAGTTCTCCATGCGATCGAGCCGCTAGATTTGAAAGAATTCCTCTTGACGTCTCTCACGGACACGCTTAAGGCGTGCTCTGCAGCGGCGGCTTGCTGTGCATGTTACCACGTAGCTGTCGGACCCGACGAGGTGTCTCGTGCGAGCGTTCGAGACGCGCTCTACCGTATATGTAGTGCTGCAGCACCTGGACTAGTGAGACTGATTGCGCATCCACTCACCCCGATTTCACGAATTAAACACGAACTCGGCCTTGCTTTCCACCCCGGAATGGTTTTACCAGTCTCCTCTGTTATGAGACTCACCGGTTTCTTAGTCGCGCAGGCACTGGACTTACTCGAATCAGGACACCTCCTTGCTCAGCCTTACATGTATATCTGCTGTGATGACACGTCAGAGTACATTACAACTGTTCGATTCATGACAGCGTGTACCACATACGTAATACTCTCAAATATGACCGGTTCGACCAAGCTTCGCAAACACATTAACCGGCTTAAAAACGCCGAAATACAGGGCATGATCTCCGGAGGACGCCCTGCTGCCTATGCGATGATAACGGCCGAGTACGTAACGGAGTTACCGAGACTCTTCCCCCGAGTCAAAATTCACAGTTTCTCGCGCGACATTGGGTGGCCGAGGTTTAGTCAAGCAGCAATCGATTCCGCTCAACTCACACGACTCCTTCGCGGGTTTTCACTTCCGCCGCAAATTCAACCTCTTCCTTCGTGTGGGGTGGTCGAGCGACTTCCGTCTCTCCTAGGTACGACTACCGTTACACAGCAAGCGAACCACTTCTCTTCTGCTTCGAATTGTCCGGGTCAGTGCGAGAACAACAGACCCAGCAACACAACCCGAATACTCAATTACGCGTACCGAGTACACGGTCGCTTTGCTAGCGTGTACACAGTTTGGTTTTTACATCTCAAGCGTTTGTGCCCTCTTTTCAGAAATCGGTCGGTAGTGGTAGTCGGAGTCGGTCGAGGGGCAGCTGTCTGCGCTTTGTTGGACCTCGGTGCGAGCAATGTGGTCGGACTGGACCTTAGGAAATCGTTTCCGATGTTACTTCAGCGAGAGTTTGATTACGTACCTCAGGAGGTCGAGAACAGCGGTTACGCTCACCGCTTCTCGTGGAGCAAACATGTGTTCGACGAACACGCAGGGGACATACGTACGAAACCACCACTATCTTCGAGCTACCCGAACGCTTGTGTCATGTTTGACATTGAAGTTGACAGTGCTTTTATATTGCGGCAGATACCAAGTCTCTCGCAATGTATTATTGCCCGAGTTACTGCTTGCACTGGCTGCATTCAGCAGGTGATTGGATGTCTCAGACAGTACAAAGGCTTCAGGTTGTCGGCTAACGAATCTGCTGCACCTTGGATAATTTCCGGCTTTCCTAATGGTGTCGCTTTCGACCAATCTGACGGAAGTCGCTTAGAACTAACTTCGGAACCATACGAACCGAACGTCAGTTTCGATGTCGCCTGTCGTGACGCAAGAATCCGCGACTTAGTGGAGTCCTCCGGGATTGTCTTCAAGCGTTCGACGTTAGCTGACCTCGACTCTTACATCACACAACTTGTAATAGTTTCTTTAAATAGTAACGACACTACAATCCGACGAAACAGCGGCCGTACGGTTGATATCCTAAACGAATGTAGGGTTGCAGTCCGAAACAACTCGACCATTCAACAGCTTGCGTTAATCAACGAACGTTCGCACTTACGACACGCAGTTTTATACGCAGCAAACTCGATCCCCGCATACCGAGCGCAACTTCTTGCCCAAACCGAGTAATTTAAGAAAACTCAGTCATGATTACGGCGTCTTGGAATTCGTCTTGCCCCCACTCAAGACAAGCCCTATTCTCATCGTGTCTACCGCTCGGACTGCGCTCCTCGGTAGACTCGAGTCTATGCCACTCATCGTCTGTCACGCACGGTCCCAAGACGTACGCTTCGCGTCGTGAGAGTACGGACGAGTTCAGGCAACTAACGACAAGAGGTAGTTCGTCCTCGGCTGTTCGGAGTAAAGACTCATGGCGGTCCCACTTGGACTTAACCGCTTTAAGTTGAGTAGTTGCTTGACCGATTACACGGTAAACGCGTTTAGCTATGATTAAGACATCCATTTCTTTCAATGTCTCGTCAAGGTCTGTCTCACGTAAGAGATCTGACCCTTCTTCATCTTTAGGTCGCTCAATCTCAAAGAACCCGTCAGTAATATCCATCTGACGAACAAGACCGTGTGAGTATATTGCCAGTCGTGACATCTCCTCACGTAGAACAGCTTCTGCTGCAATTCGCTCGGTTAGTTCACGTCGCATCATCCGAACGGCATCAGTCAGCGCTCTGACGATATCATCGGTCTTACCTCCTCCGATTGCTTTGGTCTTATAGGTTTCTCGGGTAGTATGGGGCATTTTGTTTTAAAAACTTGAGGGGAAGCTAGCTCAAACGGAACAAAGCTAGTAACGTCGTATGCTCCTCTAGCCATGGACGGTTTGTTTTTTGTCCTAGTTTCTTTAAATGCCCGGTGTGTGACCGACTTCAGGAAGTGATAGACTGGTTCACAGCAGGACACGGCCCCAGTACCGAAGGCCCCAGT